GCCATCTGTGGAGGCGTTGGCTGCGGTGCTGGTTGCGGCATAGGCTGTTGCATACCCATCTGTGGGGGCATAGGCTGACCCATAGGCTGCTGCATCTGTGGGGGCATAGAAGCGCCCATAGGGGGCATAGGCTGGCGCATTGCCATATTGATTAGCTGATCCACTACAGGGGGCTGCGCTTGCTGCTGCATCATCTGTGCGTCTTGCCGAATATCGTTTCGCGCTTTCATCTCACTAGCAGCAATAACGCTTTCGATACCACCACCAGACGCAGCAATCTGAGCTAATGCCTGATCGGGCAAGCCTTCAGTGCGCTCTGCAATCCTAAGTAGATCTTCCATTGCCATGTTTAAACGCCCTAGGTTCCTAACGCTCTAGCGCCCAGTAGGAAGTTTGCCAACTGTCCTAACTGATTCGGCCCCGGAGCGGAAGTCGTTACTTGTTCTGGGCCTCGCAGTGGGGCCACGTTTCCACGCAGTAGGTTGGAGTAGAACTGCAACTGTTCATATGGATAGTCACGCTGTCTTTGGAAGTCAGCAAATCGTTGATCGAGAATCGATTGATCTTGAGCGCGAAGATCCGCACCCAGAGCATTGAGGGCACCAAGACGCTGTAGATCAAGCTGTTGCTCCAATCTGTCAGCCTCCATCGCTCGCACTGCTGCCTGATCGCCCCTAGCCACAGCCGCTGCGTATGCGCGTTGATTCGCAATATCTGCTTGTAGGTCTTGAGCGCCTGCTCGACCTAGCGCCGCATCTCTTGCTATCTGCGCTTGCAGTGTCTGCGCTCCACCGGCTCTTTTTGCTTGATCGCGCAACTGTTGTGCTTGGAGTGTTTGAGCACCACCAGCCCTGAGTGCAGCATCTCTAGCGATTGCAGAACGTATTGTTTGCTCACCCTGTATTTGACGCAACCGCTCCTGTGCTTGCTGTGCTTGCAGTGATTGAGAGCCGTAGACTTGACGCGCTCGATCCGCAGCTTGTTGAGCTTGCAACTCCTGAGAGCCTGCTGCTCTGCGTGATGCATCTGCTGCAATCTGCGCTTGAAGACTTTGCGCCCCTGCTGCCTGACCAAACTGACCTGTAGCAATTTGAGCATCGGTGAGCATTTTTGCTCTAGCTCTTTCAGCAGTATCTGATAGTTGCTGAGTTCTCAAGATTCGATCTAGGTTTGATCCAGCTAATGCTGATGCTTTATCGAATCCTTGAGACAATAATTGAGCTTCTTGGGCTGCTTGCCTCGTTAAAAAATCATCTTCAGCAGTCAGATTTGCCAGTGTGCCTCGGCTACCAAAAGCACTTGCTCCACCAGCCTGTGACAGCTTTGCTTGCCTCTGAGCTTGTTGCTCTTGGAACTGCTTGGTTGCTCTATCCCTTGCCGTATTGAGAACTTGCTCTGTATATGGATTTTGGAATCGCTCTATGTCACTAGCAAGGTCGCCTGCATCAAATTGTCCGGGGCGATAGTCAGATCGAATGTCTGCGCCTTGGAATGTAGGCTGGATGTCTGACCCTGTGTATCCGCTGCCAAATCTTGTGGCGGTTGGGTCATAAACATTTCGTATGGTTCCGGCTGTATAACCAGATCCGAAGTCACCTTCACCTGTATATCCAGAACCAAATGTGCCAGATCCCGTATACCCAGAGCCAAACGTGCCATCGCCTGTATATCCGCTTGTTGCTTTGAGATAATCTGGGCCATCAGTAGAATCCGTTATTCCTTGGAAATAATTTCTACCAGACTCAATACCAGCAAGGTTTCTAGTGCCAACACCAGTAAGACCCTGAAAAGCCATTTGTTGTTCGGGCGTGTAAGCGGCAGTCCTCTGCCCCTGATATGGAATATAGTCTTGTTGCAGTAATGCATCCGCCATTTGCATTTGTTTCTGCAAATACGGATAAAACTCTTTAGGCAAGTCAGACTGTGTAACGGTTGATGTTACATTCTGCGTACTACGGCTTGTGCCGCCACCACTGCTACCGCCCATTTGCGACCTCCTTCAGAAGCTCTTCAGCATCTACTTCAAGCAATTCGCCTTGTACTGCTATCGGCTCTGCATCCTGTTCTTCTCGTTTAAACGATTTAGTCATCGTTATAAACTCTTTCTCAAACCCAACTTTGCGCCACGCTTTTTCTAGTCCCGGCGCAGTGCTTGTTTCCATGCCATCTACGCCAAGCCTTCTGCCAAGGTCTTCAACAACCTCAAGCGCCTGCCCCGACCATTCTTTGAGCCTAAGGCCACTTAGCGTGTTCAAGTCTAAGTACGTCTTTCTTGGGTAGTTATTTATTCCGCAAATAAAAAACCCAATGATGTTTCCCTCTTCTCGAACCACCCAAACAAAATAAGGTAGCTCGACCAATTGATTGAAGATGTCTGCTGTCCAAAATCGACCATGACTTCTTTTCTGTAAGTTCTCGGCTAGATGCTCTATCTCAGGCCAGATCTCTAATACCTCGGCTTTTTCTACAAGCTCGATGTCAAACGCCATGTTTAAACGACCTTTTGTGGAGTCCTTAGAAACGACATTATTTCCTCTGGTGTCTCATCTAACTCTGCTGGCTGCTCTGTTGTTTGAGTCTTTTGCATACGGATGTTGTTCACCATATCGTCTAGTAGCTCACCACCCCTTGAGGTGCTCCCATCTCCAATATGACCCACGACATCAGCAGGTATTACATACTCATCTCTTGATAACAAAACAGGTTCTACGCCCTCTACAATTGCCGGTACGACATCATCCATGCCGCCGCCAACTCCGGGCACTAATCCCTCAAAAACAGAGGAATCAACCGTCATTGGGCCACCCTCTTGGAATCTTCTTAATACGCCGCCAAACGGCCTGTCCATAGCATCAGATGGTTTAATCACATTACAGCCCCATGCTCATGCCGCCCATGCCGCCGAAGTTAAAACCACCTTGGCCTCGGCGAAAATCCATTCCAGCAAGAGGATCAAACTGTGGCTGTGTCGCGCCAACCGGCTGAATTGGTGTGAATCCAGTGTCTACCGGCGCAGCAAAATCCATTGCTGGCATCGAAGGATCAAATGCTGGAGCTTGTGATTGATTTCGAGCACCTTCAAAAACATCAAAATTTAAACCCATAAATTCGTATGGTTCTGGCTCGCCAGCAACAGTATTAAAATTCATACCCATAAACTGTAGAGGATTAAACTGAACGTCAGGTTGAGGTGATGCTGCGGCATTAGCTGCTTCCTCTGCTCGCATAACTGCTAACGCAGCCGCATCTCTTTCGTCTATCTCGGCCTCAGTCATGGATCGAGTAATATCTCTCGTCTGCATGGGATCGCCTAGCAATCTTTGATTGTAATCAACAAAATCGACATTACCTGCGCCGCGTATGTTGCTTACTGAAGTAGATGGCATTTGTTGAGCGCGAGGCGTGTAAACTTGCTCAGTAACCTGCTCTGTAATCATGTCATTAAGATTTGTGCCCACAGCATTTGGGCCTTTGAAATAGTCTGGTATTCTTATTGAAGGTCTAAAAGCGTTGTACATAGCTGCATTTGGATCAAACGTAAGGTTTGACATTGGCCCAAACCTTTCCTCGTAGTCTTCTACAGCGCGGTCAAAAGCCTGCTGTGATCTAATTGAGCCGCCGTAATCAGAACGTCTAGGAGCAGGCTCTTCTACCTGACCACCTTCTTGGAACTTTCTTGCAGCATCGCTAATCATGCCACCTTCTTTGACACCTACGGGGGGCAAAGGGTCAAAGCCAAATGGCTCAGAAAAATAATCAAACTCTCCAGTGCCACCAATATCAGCACCAGCAAACTGAACGCCTCGATCACGGGCCTGCACTGGAACGAAAAAGTCTTCATCATCTTCATCCAGCATTGGGCCGGAATCCATGTTCATCATGTTGAATTGGTCAGATAATGTTTGACCTGTAAGGCCGGATACAGCACCAGCAGTGACGTTGCCTAAAGGATCAAGATTTCCTATTTGTTCAATCCCAGCGGCTGCATCTCCGGGTATACCACCTTGAAGCATTTGCTTTACAAAACTTGGTTTAACGGCTTCTTCTACAGCGGCAGTCGCTACTTCAGGGACAACGGCTTGACTCGCAACGGGGAAACCACCCATACCCATAAATGCGCCAGAAGAAACAGCCGGTGTTGCTGAAGCAACTGCTTGCGTTGCAGGCGTTCCACCAAATGGATTAATCCCGCCTCCTCCTGCTACGACTTCTGGAACAGTTTGTTTTACAGCCTCTTCCCCAGCCTTTGCACCAGCACCAGCAACAGTATCGGCCCCTTGGAATAATTTGCCAGCCACGCCCCCCAAAACACCGCTTATCAATCCAGCCTTCAAGCCTTCTTTCAAACTGCCTGTCTCAATAGTGGAGCCAATTGCTGTACCTAAAGCGCCAGCGCCTACAGAGCCAAGCAGTGCGCTACCACCAAGCAAACCAGCGCCTCCAGCCAAACTACCCGCCAAGCCCAAAAGCAACGGTAAGAACGCCTCTGGCTGTCCTGTGTCGGGGTTTATGGTGAGTTGCCCACCGGGGGTCATGCGTCGAAGAACATCGACTTCAGTAGGGTTCATATGCACTAACATGCTGTCACCGAACCGGCCTTTGCTCGCAAGCATATTTGCTTGATTTTGCAATGGAGCTTTCTGGCTGAAGTCTCTATTCATACAAACCTCTTCGCGTTTAAACGCTATGTTATCTCAAGTAAAGAGACAAATATATCAAAGTAATTCGCTGTTCCTGCTGTCATGCGGAGCTTGTCTTTACTTTCTAAGACAATCACTTCTCCATCCTTCAGGTATCCATTTCGGGTTGAGGCAGCTATTGATCCTGTCTCAAACTCGAATGTCGCGTCTGCACTGCTGTCAAAGACATGAACCGTAAGCGTTGCCGCATTCGATCCATTGGTATTCAACGCGCTCACGGTCTTGAGTATTGCCGTTGACCCCTGTGGACACTCGAACACATCCGTAATGCTTGTCCCTGTCAGAGTCGTAACGACGTTTTGGTAGATAGAAGACATTACGACATAAACCAAGTCATGTTAGATGCTTCACTCTCTACCTCATTCCTCGAAGGGACTAAGCCCAATATCGTCCTGATCTGACTTATCAACCTCTGAAAGTACGCTTCTGAATACTCTTGTGGAGGTAACTCCAAAGGTTGCCTAAATTCTGCTCCACTAGATGTTGTGCTCATCTGCGACCATCCACCCTAACATCCAATCTTACATCACCTAAACGCCAGCCGTTATCTTCATCAGTGCTTTCAATACGAACCCGCATTTGCCTAGCTCTTGCTCTCACATTAGCCATAGCAAAGTCTGTCGTATTTGACACATCAACTGATGACTGTGTTGTTAATGTACCATCAGAGTTGTTTCGTGACTTCAATGAATACGTCAATGTTGGGTTAGTTGACGTTCCTACAAACGAAAGATCTGGCAGCAACCTACGAATAAATGCAAATCGATCACCATCAGCTACATCAAAGTCAGCAGTTTCTATAAACGCAGACAATGGCTGTCCATCATCATTGAACCCAGTTTCATGTTCATAAAGGTATCCTGCATCAGCAGATGTTTTGACCGCAATCGGCAAGTCAGCCGATGCTCCAGCATCATCCCATGAATCTCTTGCAAGCTCAGAAATGCTCCAAGCCTGCTCAACATAATTGTAAACAACCATTTTGTCACAAACATTTGATCCTGTTGATGGATAAAACCAACCAACCTCGTTATACCCAGTATTAGCAAATGCAGTAACTTGTTGTCCCTGCACATCATTGAGATTGTCAAAAATAAATGCCCTAACTGTACATGGCAGCACCTGTGCTACGCCGGTATAGACATAAAAATTATGCCTATCCATAAAATACATAACATTATTAGCAACTATTGCTGCGTTAGGGCTAATCAAACTAACGCCATCTGTAATTAATGTTGCTCTAAATATAAATGGAGCGCCTACAAACTGAAGGCTATACAAGGCATTATCTGTCCATACAGCAGTTTCTTGTCTTCCTCGCAATGCACCAACAATTGTTGAGCCAACAGATAGTCGCAAATCGCCAGCCGTGTTTCTTGTTGATGGTCGCCAGTCAAGCACATTCTCTTGAGAGCACCAACGTATCTGCATAAGGTCAATGTTTGAAACGCCAAAAGGATTGCACCCAATTGCGAGAACATGACGATCTTGCGTAGATACAACTATTTGAAGAGCTTCAGATGGAGGATCAATAGCTCCCGCTATAGTTGAAAGCTCTTTTGCCCTTGTTGTTGGATTAGTAGCATCCCAAAAATAAATACCACCTAATCGTGGATTCATTACAAGATCTTCACCAAAGTTATCTAATGACCATAATCGCAACGTATTAGTAACATCGTCACCTACAGCAGTGCCCCATGTACCACTACTCCATGTACCAGCGCCCCAACCACCGCCGGGAACTGCAACATCCTCACCAATACTTATTTGAAAAGCCGCTACAGTGCTGCTACCACCATTACCTGAGTCAGATGCATTAGCAGTGACGGTAGCGCCTGATGTATCTTTAGCCGTTATAGTAAATGCATTGGCACTAGATATTGCCAATATCTCATACTCTTGATTCAACACATCTGCCGTTACATTGCCGCCTAATGATGCAGCACCACTAAATGTAACAAAGTCACCCTCAACAGCATTATGGCCTGTCTCGTTAACAGTAACGGTAGAGCTTCCATCAGATGCAGAAAATGTTGCATCACCCGCACTGGTTGTTGCGCGTATAGGAGTAACATCTACAAATGTCGTACCTTGTATAATGTACGTTTTCTTTGTAGTCCCAAGAGCAATATACTTTGTGCCCGTTAATGACACCCATTGCTTTATTTTTCGGCATGTCCCAACAAATGACGATGTGTATTTTTTTACCCACCCACCCATTTTTTCAGGAAAGCCAGATCGAAACCTTACAAAGTTAGCATCAAAAAATCGGCCCTCATTACTATATGCAGTGCCTTCTTTGTAAATGCCAGATTTAAAATTGAATCTTTGTAAGCCCATAGTGTTTAAACGCTCTATCTGTTTGAACCGTTTGATCTATTAGACCAAGCCTGTGCGCCAAAAAACGCAGCCAAGATGCCTGCAACACTCACAAAATAAACCGCTGCCATATCGCCAAGAATCGATGCAGCTTGAGTCAAGCCAAAAAGCTCTGATGCCACGACTAAGCTGGGATATAACAACATTCCCCACAAAGCAAACCAACTCATAGCACGTTGAGCGTCTGCTCGTTCATGTCGTAAGCGTAGCTCCTGCAACTCTTTGCTAGTTTGTAGCTCTTTATCAGTAACAATGCCGTCGCCATCCGCATCGTATTCGGCGTATTCAGAACCTTCTTGTAGCTTCTTTGCTGCCATATCAGTCATAAAATTGTATGTTTGGCCTGACTTTAACAGGGATACAGTACGCTGTAATGTTTTGCTGGTTGTTTAAACGCCTTCCTTCTACAGGTTTGATAGTCCCTTGTTCTAACCACGAAGCAAACTGATTGCACCTGTGAATGTTGCGAAAGTGAAACTGGCCTGCCACTTGCTCACCCTCTACCAACATGACCAAAAGAAAAGCCATTATCATCTGTAAAGCCTCAATATAATTGCAAAACCCCCAGCGATTATGACTCCACCGACAATTAAGGTAGTGCCTCCCACGAGAATTTGGTTTATCAGATGTTGTCGGGCTTTCGCCTTGCGAGCAATCATTCTCAAGTGTTCTTGTCGGTCAAGGTCTTGCTGTTTTTTTGCGGCCTTGAAGTCATCAAGGAGCTTCGGATCTGCCACCAACAGGAGGTCATGCACTGACTGCCAGTGACGTTCGTATTGGCGTTTAATCATCTGCAACTTGAGAATCTCGTTCTGAGTGAGTGGCTTAAAGGTGCTCTGACGGCGTTGCGCCTCGAAGTCAGTAATGCCTTCCCCGAAGTCGCTGATCATGCCCATGACTTGGTGGACGCCTTGCCCAGTCTCGTTGCACTGAGCTATCAGTCCGTTCAGGGCTGAGAGAGTGGCTGTCGCCGCAGCAATTGACTCAATTACCATTGGGGGTCACCCCATGAAAAACTGCGGCAATGCTGCCGCTGCAATCAATGCGTACAGTCCATAGATGAGATGTTCTAGGT